TAAGATATACAAAGTTGTCACCAAACTTACATGTGTTTCTTGTCCACATTGGTAAGTTGGTGTTAATATCCAATTTATTAACAAAAAGATCGATTAATACTGATTTTATTCTTTTTGATTCAGAATAAACTTTTAATATAAGTCCATCTTGATCTGGTGTTGTGGATTCTTCAGAATAAATGTCTAATGCCGCAGAAATTTCAGGTGTATATTCCATAGATTCATAATCATAGTATGACGCCATTCTTGTTGGTTCATAATATACCGCTTGTTGGTATAAATTATTTTCTACTTTTTGCCATTGTTGGCCGATATACATTGTCTGCTGAGATTGTAATTTTTCTTTTTCAAACTCAGATTTATCTGTTGTCTTTAATAGCTCCTTTTTATCAAATTTGAATACGGGAGATTGTTGGTCAAGGGTTGCATTAGGACCAAAAGTCCTACTCAATCTTTGCCACACCGTTAATTTTTGTTCTGACATAATTTTTTTCTTAAAAAATAATATGGTTAGTTATAAACTAAACCCTTTTACCACTGAATAACCATAAATACTTTTCATAATCACTTTTAGTGACCGTGTTTCTCTGATATCCTGTTTGATCTCTCTGTGATACTGGTAAACTTGGATTAAAACTTGTATACTCTTTATGATAAGTATTACTTTCTACTGACCAAGAATCTAACATTGCCTTTGTTTGTTCTGTTACTTTTTCTAATTGGGCAAAAGATGTTTCAGCAACATAAATTGCTATTGCAAATGACATTATCAAGTCATCATGTTGTCCTTTTTGGTGATCAGGTCTACCGTTTACATAAACGAATGTATTCAATTCATTAAATAACCTTTGTGATCTGACAACAAAATCATACCTTAAAGCTTCCTCAAATGATTGAATAATTAGAACTCGTTTTGCGTTAAAATTAATACCAGGAATTTTATCATTAGCCTTTGGGTCCCACTTCCATTTATCTGCAGGGTTTACCCCATCAACATATAAATTTTTATATCCAAGTTCTTGTAATTTTCTTGATGTTGACACTCCCATCCCTCCTGTTATATCAGTCACGATAAGGGAACCATACATAGTTCCCCACTTGAAAGCAATTTCTGCTAAAACATCGGGTGGGATTTTTCCAATATATTCTAAAACTTGTTCTCTTGAGTCAAAATCAATGATTGATATAGTACTAAAATCTTCACTATCTCCTCTTGATACATCGACACCCATAATATATTTATGACCAACAATAGGTTCTTTCCATTGCCAAAGTGCACCTCCCATAAATTTATTAACAGGTTCTTGGATGTGGTTTTCTTTTATTTTTTTCATCGTTTCAGGTGGGATAACATTGTCACCCGAACCTAAAAAATTACATTCTAATTCTTGAGAAATTTTTCTTTTGTCAAACTTTAACTTTTTGGCCATAGCCTCAAACCAAGAACTATACGGTTTGTAACCTTTATTAATTTTTTCCTTTATTTCTTCAAAGTCTCTATTAATTACTTTGACTTCAGTATAGTCTAGTATGATTTCAGAATCATTATAATCCGCCCTATTCAACATATAGTGAACAATATCATCACACTTAATTAATTTCAGATCCTTAGAATATCTAGGATCTCGAAACCAATACATTTCTGTTATTTTAAAGTCATTCATTCCTTTTATCGCCTGACTGTAAATTGAATAATATATTGGATCAAATCCATTTGGTGTTGATATTACTATAACTTTACCTCCTGTAGATAGGGATGCCATACACGCTGACCAGAAATCTTCGTCCGCATTAATATATGCTGCCTCATCAAAGATTAAGATCGTAGGTGTATACCCACGCAAAGCATCCTTAGATGTTGCAACTGCCTTTACTTCACATCCGTTAGTTAATTTAAAATGTCTTTGTGAATTTTTTTCGTTAGAGAATGTTACACCTAACCAATTTGGCCACTGTTCAACAAAAGCTCTCACTTTATTTGCCATCTCTACAGCGGTGTCCATTTTATTTGCAATAATCAATATTTTTTCTGGTTTTGATTTTTTAGCAAATACTAACCTTTTAGATGCCCATGCGGATGTAACGGTTGAAACACCGGCTTGTCGGTATTTAAGTGCGATATTTTCTTCACACTCGTCATAATCTTTAACAAGTGTAACCTGATCATTAAAAAGTTCTAATGGAACATATTTGGACTGTGTGTTGTCGTAAGTTTGTAAATATGTTTTTAAGGCGTAAGGTGTATCATTTACACACTTAGCATACTCTAATAATATTTGTTCTTTCGATAACGACATTCATTTTTAATTTCTTCTACGAATTACATCGAGAAGTTCACCTTTTGTGGTATGTGGAGGTAAATGATTTTGTAATATTCTAAGAATACCCTCTTCAAGATTTTTAACTTCTTCGTCCGTTTCTTTTTTCTTGGGTAACCCTTTTCTTTTAGTCGATGCAAAGTCTTCTAATTCTTTGTAAGTCATGTCTTTAGCCATTTTCTTTACTTCTTTAGAAACTTTAGATTTTGCAGTATCTCCTTTTTTCACTGAAAGTGCCAATCCCATTATTTTTTGTTGTTGTTGGGAAACTGACTTCTCCTTTACTTCAGTCTCCTCTTCTTTAACCTCAACATCAACACCTGAGTCTGTCATTTTTTTAAGATCGACAGTCCCCAACTTATCTGAAGAAACTGTTACCTTACCTTTTTGCTCATTTATTCTTTTAAAAAGAACATTTAACTGGTTTTCGTTTAGTTTTTCTAATGTATTCATAGAAAAACCTTCATGTAAAAGTTTAACTAATTTAGGATTCATGTGTTTCATCTTTGACTAAATTTTTTTCCCATTTTAATACGACATCTCTTTCGTAAAGTTTGTTTTCTACAGATTCGTCTGTTTCACCAAAGTGAAAAACTAATCTTTTATACTTGTTGAATGTAACTGAGTCAGAATCAGATTTTTCCCAAGCTAACCCAATAACACCATCTACTGCATCATATACTCCAAAATAATCAGACTGTTGTATCAGTTCTAATTCTATTTCTGAGTTTCTTAAAACCCCAACCTTTTTTATAAATTCTATTTGAGGGGGGAGTGGTTTTCCACCTGATGGTGTTGCATCCCAATCTTCACCCCACACATCATTAATATCCGAAAATATAAATTCGTAAATGTTATCACCTTTGTAATTAGGTCCTAGCTCATTTACATAAATCAAATTCATATAATCGATCCTGTTGGTGTTACTTTAATTTGTTTACCTTCTTTAATAAAAACTAAGTTGGACTTATTGGTTTTACCAATGAATTTGGTTCCTTTATTTTCCTCTATCAATTCCAAACTAACTTTGTATTGAGTGTTGTTTTCACTTAATTTTCTCAAATCCCTCAATGTATCTATTTTATTAATTTTAGATTTTATAAAATCTTTTTTTGATTTTTTTTCTAAACCTTTTTTTTCATCTTCATTAATAATAAAATAGTTTGATAAAACACTTTCTACAGATTCTTTGAAAGTGTATGTTTCTACAGGTTCAGACATTTCAGGTTCCATTCCCATCGGCTCTTCGCCGTCCATCGGTTCTGGCATTTCAGGTTCCATTCCCATATCGAAGTCTTCTTCTCCTGACAAGTCAAACTCACCCTCACCTTCAGCACCATATTCATCAGATTCGTCGAATTTAGAAAGTATATCTTCTTTATCGTCTTCATCTAAACTATCTAAATCCATTGCAGATATTATAGAATTAATTACATACTTAATATCTTGAGAATCTAGTCCTTGATCTTTATCAAAAGCTCTAATTTTTTGACTTAATTTACCTGTTAGTCTTTGAATTGATTTCAAACCTGCTGGTCCTTGTGGTTCTTCGTCACCATCGTCTTCTCCACCCATTTCAGGTTCCATACCCATTGGCTCTTCACCATCTACGGGTTCTTCTCCACCCATTTCCGGTTCCATACCCATTGGTTCTTCTCCACCCATTTCAGGTTCCATACCCATTGGTTCTTCTCCACCCATTTCAGATCCCATAGGAGCATCCGCTGGTGGTTCAGGTGATGGGGAAGGCATTGGTGCCGGTTCCATTGCAGGTTCCGGTGCTGGCATTTCTTCAGATTTAGGTTTAGGAGTTCTTAAAACATATTTTTTTTTTGCCTCTTGTTCACCAATAAGAGGAATTTCAAATTCGTTTCCAGTTACCCTGTTGACTTCGGCAGCGACAAGATTAAGTTTTTTCATCGCTTCAGAATATGATCTATAATATTTCCTTTGTTTCATAGGTTCGTTATAGTCCATTTCAGACTCGTTCAAACCTTTTTTGAGGATGTATCCTGTTTTTTCTTTAACAATACCATAAGTCATACCATCAGCCAAAGTAATAGTATAGTTAGTTGTGGAAAGTGGATTAGTTTCAGTTTTAGGTGCTTCGTTATAACGAGCAATCTCCATAATTCTTCTTAATTTTTCAACACCTTCTAATTTCTCACTACCAAGAGGTCTTAAATCTCCCATTTTTATATTTGTTTTTAATTGTTTAGTCCATTAAATCCGCCCAAGGCAACTCCATTACATTGTAAAGAAACAACACTCGCCTCATTTTTAACCGTATCGTTCCATACAGGTTTCGGAGTATTGAAAGTCACAATAGTACCTACTGTAGTTCCAGAAGCCGGAAGATAACCAACTACGGTAGTAGTATAATAAGATGTACATGCAGTTGTAG